GAACAGCCGGATCGAATTGTCTGGCATCATGAACTCAAGGGCGTTGCCTGTGACGATTAGATACTGAAGGGCAAGGTTAGTAGACGACCGCCAGTCGCGACGTTCGATCTCACTTTGGATTAGAGACTCAGACATAACCAAACCATGCTCAATGGCAGGGTCGATGTTCATCTCGCCAGATTTGATCTTAGCTTCTGATGGGATGTTAAGTCGGAACGAAGGCTTACCAGGCGGGTACATCGCGACCATAAGCCGTGAGGCCAGAGAGACAACGGTTCGTGCCCCTAGTCCCTGATATGGTTCAGGAAGCAGAGTGAACTCTGTGTGTCCTTCAGGTGGTAAGAGTGGTGGGATTGTTAGTTCGGCACACTCACGAGCCCGTCGTAGAAACGGATCACGCTTCCGCTTCATTGCTTCGTAGCGTGCTTGACAGGTCTCGTACTTCATAATTTACACACCAGTCCTAGTGTTTAATCCTGAGCCTGATGTAGCATCTACACCACCAATCAAAGGAATACGATATTGGCTAAAGCCTTTTGGTTGTTTGGCTTTCGCGCGTGCCACAGCTCGTGCTTCAGGAAGACCTGCGACTTGTTCTGTAGGCGGGGGCGTAGGCACAGGCAGTGGAGGTGCAGGCTTTGGTGGTTTAGGTGACATAAATCCCATTAGTTTTTTCCTTTGTTATTCTAAACAGTGCATTGTTCCGACAGTCTTAAACCCTAGTCGTTCGTAAAATCGCTTGGTCTTTTCTGGATGTATACCAGTTGATATACCAAGAGTTATCTGTGTCGCCTTTTGTTGGTCGGCCCACAGAATGTAGTTCTTTAGGATCTTAATGGCTGCTGAAGATCCACGACGCTCTGGTCGAACATAGACAATTATGTCTGACGCGATCAGCTCGTCTGTAAAGTAATGGGCTGTGATCACGAACGCACCAAAGCCTACAAGCTCATCACCATCAAGCGCATAGAACACTTTGATAATAGGGTTCTCATCAAACTGATTGTAGTACAGGTTCTCTAGCTTCTCGTAGTTTATGCTAAAGTTTTTGTACCTAGTCTCAGCTTGTATTGTAGGAAACAGCTCTTTGATACGGCTGAACTCTCCCTTAAGAGAAGAGGATACGTTAATACTCATCTGTCTTCTCCTGCTCTTCAATCAGTCCTAAGAGATCGTCAAGGAGATCGCGAACACCAGCGTAGCGCTGATGCTCGTCGTCTGGTTCTCCTAGACGTTTGCACCTATGAGGATATGTTTTGTCTAGCATCTCGACAAGTTCATATGATCTCATAGGTACAAGAACGTCGTCATTCATAGGCAGAAGCCCTTTTCTATCTGTACTTTTTAACGACTTGCGATGTCCACAACTTCACATACCCCAGCTGTGCAGGCGAGTTCTTGCGAACCTGACGTGTTGTCTTCACGCTCGTAATCTTGGAGCTTAGTCCAGTCAAGAGCCGGTGGCATCGCTTCCTTAAGCGCAGCATACTCAGCTTCAGTGCAATCCTGATACGGAGCCTGCTGATAAGAATGGTCAGAGTGAGGCAGGAAAGATATGCCTGAAATCTTGTCGAAGTTCTCATAGACCCAGTCTCCTACTTTTAGCCATTCGTTTTCTTTGACACTCACAGTAACACTTGGTTTGTGTTCGCACCAATGGTCTTGGTACACACTCCACAGTTCCAACTGTTCAATGGCCGTTAGATCATTACGACACACCGCGTTCTCTGGTGCCACCATTGGGAACGAAAAGACCACAGTGCTTTCGGGTTTCATGAAGCAAGGCTCTGATGGAATACCAGAGTCAATCATGAACTGGGTCATTGGATCTTTAATGTCACCACGAACTGTGCGGACATAGTGTGGATTGTGTCGAGCGTGGATTCCACTAGCGCTGTCAACAAGCTGAGATACCGTACCGCTTGGCTTAACACATGTGATAGCAGCAGACTGTGGGATGCCAAGCTTATATGCCAGCACAGCGTTCACAGCAACAGCTACTTCTTTTAGTTCTTCTAGCCACGTTGCGGTTTTCTCTAGACCCTCAAAGCCATTAAGAACCTGATGATCCATGATGCCCGTAAGGCTGACGCCAAGCAGTCGTTCTTCCTCAGTGTTCTTTTTCCAGATGGGGCGAAGATACTTAAAGTCCGTCAAGCAAGACTGTAAGGTTCCTAAGATTGTTGCTTGACGTACCTTTTCCTTTAGATCCTCAAGGCTGTCGGTTGATCGAACAACAACCTCAGACAGATTGCAGAACTGATAGGGCCGCAAGATAATCTCGCTGCATGGGTTGGTTCCCCAAGCAATGTCCTTGTCTGTGTTTCGTCTACCATTCTTAGCGGCCTGCTTACGAGCTGCTTCTCGGTTGAAAATACCACGCTCACCTGATTTACTTTCGTAGAGCGAATGCCACTCTTGAAAGAACACAGACATATCGGGCTTCTCTTTGTACGATACGCTGTTGTTCGCTAGGCCACGCTGGGGCTCTCGTGTCCACCAGTCACCAGACTTTGCCTTTTGCATCGACGGGTCACTGAGGTTCGACAGGGAGATCAACGCGCTGCGTCGGACACCGCCGACCACAACGATCTCACCAATCTTACACATGATGTCGTGAGCTTCTACAGAATGTAGACGACGGCCTCGGGCCTTATCGAACTTCTCGACACAGAAGTTAAACAGATCTTCGAGTGGCTCAGGACCAGACGCCCGTCCGCCAAAGGTCTTTAGCCGTGCGCCTGCTGGGCGAACCTTTGATGTGTCCCATTTGGGAACATGACCACGGTATAGAAGAGCTATTAGTTCCTTAAGCGCTTTGCACCAACCAATCTTACTGTCTTCAACAACGATAGTAATCCCTGATCCTATCAGAGAATCATCGCTCTTAGGGCTGACAACAGGCAGCTTCATAACGCTCTCACGTTCGACACTAAAGCCAACGCCTGTGCCACACATTAGAATGTACATGGCCTCGTCGAAAGAACGTGGACTATCTACTGGTACATAACTACAGTTGTACGCGCCAACGTGGCAGCGATCTAACGCAGGACCAGAAGTCATCACAGCTCGCATAGATGGCATGACACCAAGGCTAAGAACAGACTGTTTAATGGTGTCTACGTCTATGTCTAATTTCTTTATGTCCTGCTTTTTCTGAACATAATCAACCACATAGTTGAAGTAACGATCTACAGTTTCTCCCCAGTTCTCACGTCGTTGTTCGTCATCTTTCCATCGTGCGTAACGACTAAGAGCAATGAAGTTCTGATAGTCGTTAGGTATGTAGTTGTTCATGCAGACAGTTCCTTCTTTTCAAATAACACTTTTAGTAGTTCGTTCAAGTACCACTCCGCTTTCTTGAGGTCTTGCGACGGGTCTTGCGGGTTCTTGGCTTGGTATCTTGAGACGTACTTGATGATGTTTCCAACGTAGACGGCTTCGTCTCCGGGGAGGTCTCGACAGACGGCTCGGATGTAATCGATGGTTTCGATTCCGCCTCGCTTGTAATGTCGGGGGTTGATGTGATCCACAAGTTTGGGTTCGACGCGCTCCATAAGCGTACTTCTCCTGTCTCTTCGTTGTAATCAGTGTGACGTAGGATACGAGCCAGCTGTACCATCAGCGTGGCTTGATCTTCGTTGTCAAATAGTTTGACCATAGCGTCCCAAAGCCTGAGAGGGTTCGCATGTTCCTCTAAGATCTTCTCTGCTTTCTTTGGTCCTATGCCTTTGGCACCAGGGTATCCATCAGTCGAGTCGCCAACCAAAGCCTGATAGAACATCATGCGATCTGCTGATCTCTCTGATACCTTCTGAGCCCTGTTCATCTTGTTGGGATTCAACACGCGACCTGGGACGGTCATCATGTCTTTGTCGATGGAGACAATCACAGGGTCTGTTATGTGTTCAGAGCCAGCTAAGATACCCATGACATCGTCAGCTTCAAGACCTGGACGCCTAGCAATCTTATAGTTATCTTCAAGATATTTGATGGCGTGTCCAAGACCTACAGGCCTAGCACTTCCCTTGCGGTTGGCTTTGTACTGTGGGTAGATGATGTGCCGAAAGTATTTATGAGTGGCATCAGACAGACACACGATACTGCTGCCAGCTTTGGCCATGGTTTGCCAACTCTGGACCATAATGTCTATGGATCTTTCGACATTAGCGTCGGCACAGATCTTTTCACCGTCGAAATCCACCTCGTTAACGATGGCACATCGATATGCAACAATGTCTCCATCAAGCAAAGCAACAGTCATCAGTGTGTTTCCTTCCAGTTAGCACCTATTTCATAAGTGCCACTAAGTGGACACCTCATGCCTAGACGCACAGCAGCTTCAGTTATGCTAGAGGCAAACGTCTGCCCGACAGCATCAGCAATACCAGGGTCAGAACTAAACTGAACCTCGTCGTGGACATTAGCCACATAAGAAAAACCTTGAGGCTCTCCGTCCACCACCAGTTTGTTCTGCACTGCTAGGTCATAGTGGAAGACTTGCACTGCCTTCTTCATGACAACAGCACCACAGGACTGAAGCAAGAAGTTCAGCGCGCTGTGTGGAGACCTGATGGTTATCTTACGACCATCGATAGCCTTGAACCAACCGGCCTTAGCTCTCTTCTGGATACCGTCAGACAATTCACCAAGGCCATCGATGCCTTCGTCCATCCGCTTGCGGATCTCTTTGCCATCCTTAAGAGGACCACCCGCTTCCTTAGATATCGAAGCGAGCTTACGATCTGAAGCACCATACAGATAAGCGTACTGCATCCGCTTGGCTTCGTCTCGTGTCGGAAGTTCCACAAGCTTCTGGGTTCTAGAGTGAACGTCAGTGCCTTCTTCCTTGGAGCCATACAACAAAGCATCACGATAGACGCCGTTGTCGTACTTGCCCAGGTAGTGCGCTAGGCACACCAGCTCCAAGGCATCAGCGTCACAGCCCACAAGAACCTGACCCTCGTCAGCCACCCAGACCTCACGCATACGCAGATCTTTCTTATCGACCTGGGCCATGTTGGGCTTGAAGTGACTACACCTGTGCGTAGCTGTACCCATAGAGGACACACCGCCGTGGACGCGATCACCACGCACAAGCTTAAGCCATCCGTTGTCACCGTCACTGAGTTGACCCAGCTGCTTTTGGACCCTGAAGTACCTAGCGAGCTGCTTGGCCTCTGGGTACGGCAGGTTCGACAAGACCACCTCGTCAATCTTAGGGCCACCAGAAGGCGTGAAGCTCTTTGGTTTCCAGTCGTGTGTCTCAGCCAGACGTTCTGCAATCATCTTGCGTGAGCCTGGATTGAACACCTCGACCTTATCCTTGAGACGCTTGCCGGTCTTCTCGGACCAACGCTCTATGGTCTTCGAGGGCCAGAGGTCTTGTAGTTCTTCCTCAAGGTTGGAGATCTCTTGGCGCAGCTCAGAGCAAAGGTCATTAGCTTTGTCGAGATCCAAACGAAACCCGTGTTCCTCTTGAAGCTGAAGGACACGAACAAAGTCTGCCTCAAGCTTGTAGGCGTCAGAGTCCCTTACGCTTTTGGTCTTGTCGTATACGTACTGTGTGATCTTAACATCGACCTTACAATACTCAGCCATCTCATCAGTGAACTTGGTGAAGTCGCTGTACTCTAGCTTTTCTTCTCCCAACTCTCGGCCATAGTCTTTAATAGAGTGGCCCCTTCTTGTTGAGTCTTTGAGACGGCTTCCAACCAACGTGTCAAAGACTTTTGAGTAATCGATAATTCTGGTTCCATAAAGTTTAGCGATGGCTGGGATGTCGAATCCAATTCCGTTATGGAAGACAACGCAATCTGCTCTAGACAGTCGGCTGAGTCCCTCATGGATTGGGCGATAACCCTCGTGGTCTGCGTAAATTGTGATATCATCTTCAGTTATGTCCTTGATTGCTAAACAATGGCAGAGTGTTAGTTGGTGAAGAAACCCGTCGGTCTCTATGTCCGCTATGAGCGTCGTCATTCTGTCGTTC